TCCTTAGAACCTTTCTTAACTTTTCCAGTTACTGCAGTTTTTAACTTAGAGCCTGGATTATCTCTACGATATTTTGCAACACCTGCAGCAGTCATACCGGCTCCTTTTTTTGTAGCTCGGTAATATTTTTTTGTTCGAGGTGGTTGAACATCCCCACCTCTTTTTAATTTCAATATATCTGAATAGTATTCAATATCCATTAGCCCGTGAAGGTAATAGTAACACCAGCAGTGCCTGAGATTGTGGCATGAATTCCATCTTGAAATACAATACCATTACCAGGTAAATACATATCCAAACCTTCTTCTCCAAATAAATAAGTTGCCACAACATCGCCAGTTGCACCACCCGTTCTAAAAATTATAGAACCATTAGTGCTGTTTCCCTTACCTTGAATAGAGGTAAGTCTGCATTTATGTGTAAAACCCGTTCCGCCTAATGCAACCATTTGACCTGTGCTTGTTGCATGTGCCGACTGTTGGTCTGATGAAAAGCTTGATCCGCCCATAAAATTTTATCTCCTAAGTTAGGTGCTCCCGAAGGAGCACCATATTTTTATTATGTTATGTTTCTATTCTGTATGTACTCAACAGTTAAAACACCTGCTCCATTACCTGAGCCTGGTGAAATAAAAACAATAGTTTGGTCAGAAGAACCTGTGTTTTTCCAGTTAGCTTCTGTACCTGTGCTTGTTGCATTTACTCTGTGAGCTCCAACTGAACCTACAGATAAACCATCTACGAATAAATCTGTATCAGATGATATTCCAACATCGATTGTGTTAGTACCATTGTCAAATGCAGTAGTTACTAAAACATAAATGTTTGTGATTTGTGAATTAGCAGGGATAATAATATCCGTAGTTCCAAAAGCATTAACTTCTGTTACTGCTGCTGATTGTGCCATGACCGTAAACCCGACGTTCGCTGCAGCACCTTCTCTTTTATCTCCGGCTTTAATTGGTCCGGAAAATGTTGTTGTTGCCATAATTTCCTCCTGTATAGCGTTACGTCATACAATCTCTATACCGTCTGCCTAGTCAGTTTGCATGACAATTTAATCTAGGTTGGTTTCATTATACATAAAAAAAGGGGCGATGTGAACACCGCCCCTTTAAATTAGATTATGTAACTAGAATTATAACTTACCGTTACCAAATACACATCTTGGATCTGAGAATCCAAATGAGTATCTTTCTCTAGCTTTAAATCTGACGTTTCCTGTCTCGAAGTCGCCTTCCATTGCAGTTTTGATTGGTGCTCTTACGAAATGCTTGAATCCATTAGGGATATCAGTCATTATGAAATATGCATCCGTGTCAGCTAAAAAGTTATTAACTCTGTAGCCTTGCGGTACCATACCCATAGAGACAATCGCATTGATGTCGTTATCTGCAGTTCCAGTTCTTTGAGGAGTCTTCATCAATCTTTCTGCTGTGAATTGTAATTCTTTTGGAATTACCATTTTCACGCCTTGTGCAGCGATTTTTAAGCCTCTTTCATCGACGAAACTAGCGATATCGATCAATGACTGCTCTAGTGAAGTTTCGTTCAAGTCTGCAGCTGTTGCTAATACGTTTGTGAATGTTCCACCAGACGCTAATGGGTGGTTGTTCGCTATTAACGGAACTCCATCTCCACCAGGGTTAGCAGCATTCTGCGCGTTGTTTAGTACAGACGCAGCTTTTACTTGCTTCGTATTAGACATAGATCTTGCTAATGCTCTAGTGTATCTAGCAGCAAGTCTGTCATAAAGGTTATCTTCGATTGCTTCCTCTGTGATTGAGAATGCAAGTGCTACAGTATCGTGTGTGTATCTAGCAGTGAATGATTCAGTTGCTTGATCAAATACGACTGACGCACCTTCTTGTTTTACTGGTGCTCCAGCAAAACCAGATAGCATTACTTCCTCTTCGAAAGCTCTGTCAGATGTTTCTGTGTTGTATATCTCCGCATGTTGATTTTCATAACGGTTATACTCCAGGCCGAATAGTGCATTCAAACCTGGCTCTAGTTCTTTGACTAGTTGTGCTCTACTTATTGCCATAGTTTATACTCCTATACTCCTGTTTGGTGTCTAAAGAAGTGTCTGTTAATTCTAACTAAGATGTTAGCATTAGCACTTGTTACGTCGCTGTTATTTGGATCTTGCGAAATATCAATGGCTTGAACCATGAATGACGCGTTAGTTCCAGATTCAGAAACATCAAGTTGAACTTCTGAGATACCTGTTTTAGTGTTACCGCCACCGTTGTTTAACGAATAGTTTTGGAACAGATCTGCTTGTGCAAAAGTTGCATCCGCATTAATCAAAAACACAGCATCAGGGTCATCTACTACAAATGCAGTTATGTCATCTGCAGCGATTCCGCCTGGGTATGAATTTGAGAAGGTTGGCTTTTGCGTAGTAGGGTCTGTATAAAAACATCCGTTGAAAACTCCAATAACATGATTTGACGTGCCGCCTGTATGTCTTTCGATTACGCCAGCAGTCTTCGGTTCAACTAAGTCACCTTGAAATATCGCAGTGCCATAGTTGTTCGCGATTTTATATCTGTTTTGAGCTCCAACTAGTGGTGTACCATCAAGTTTTCTGTGTGGTCTAAGACCAAACTTTTCTAGTACGTTTGCCATAAGTTTTTTCTCCTATTACTTATATTGTTAGTGTTAACCAACCTTGTAGGTTGTAATCGTTAATAAATTAACTCTTACGGCCACCTCCAAAGGTTACTTTGGACTGCCTCTCAATATTGATTGGCATATCCGGATGTTGTTCCTTCATAAGATCTCTATCTACCGCTTCCATTCGATCCTGAGATATTCTATTAAAATATTCAGAACGGCTTTTTAAGATCTCTGTTGGTATCCTTCCCAACGCAAGGCCTCCAATTCCGACAATCCCCTGATGTTTGCCCTCAGAAATGACTGGATAATCGTTTTCGCCAATTTCACTTAACAGTGTATCAGCTCTAACAAATTCCCAACCTTCTCTAAGTTTTCTAGATACATTTGATGTATCTTCGAAACCGGCAACGGACATTCTTATCCATCGATGTTCATATCCGTTAGGTGCAGGTGGTGCATCCAAACTGGAAGATGGAGCCCAAACTTTTTTTCGAGTTTGTTTTTCTCGAGTTTGTGACTCGCGTGAAGTTTTTATTTTGTTCATTCGCCCTCCTTCACGTATTTAGCGTATTCCTCTAAAGGCACCCCTAATTTCTTAGCGATTACTACCTGTGATTTGGTGAGTTTCACAGACTTGCGTCCTCCTTGTCTTCGACTAACTGAAGCTACGTTTTGGACAGGTTTTGTAGCAACAGGTTTTTCTTCTGTCGTAGACTGGGCAAACTTCTGAGGGAAGTACTCCTTCATACGTTCGTTAATGTTAGTATAATATTCGTCAGAGTCAGAAGCAACCCCCTCTGCCAATAAATCTTCGTGAATTGACATCGCAGCGTTAGTCATAACTCTGTCAGTGCCAAACCAAGAATTTTTTGTAGCCCAATCAGTCGCTTTTTGACTAACTGGTGGTGGAGGTGTTTCACCTGATTCCTCTTGCTTTTGCTCTTTCTCTTCCGAATCTTTTGGTTGTGCTGCCTTAGAGACATTTACCTTCTCTTTTTCAACAGCAAGTTTAGCAATGGCTGCATTAGCCTCAGCTATTTTGTCTGCATCTTGTGCTTCGATAGCTTCTTTCAACATTTTCTTTTGTCTTTCTGTTTCGGAATCTACTCTTGCATCATATTCAGATAAATAGTTCTTGCTAGTTTCATCTGATTTCTTCTCTAAAGAATCATATTTTTTCTTCAGTCCTTTGGCATAATTGAGAGCTGCTTTTTCTCTTCTTTCAGCTTCTTTCTGCTTATAGACTAATTCATTAATCCTCTTTTGAAAATCAGAGTCTTGTTTTTTTAAGTTATCTTTTTTTTCTTCGACAACTTCTTCTTTTTTCTCCTCAACTTTAACTTCTTCTTTTTCTTCAGTAGGTTTAGTTACTTCAGTGTAACCTAAATCCACTTCTTCTTTGGTTAATGTTGATGGATGTTCTTCTTGTTTTTGCTCTACACTAATTGATTCTTCTTTTACATCATCAGTATCGAGTTCAACCTCATTACGAGGTTCTGCATTTATGTCCGCCATTTTTTCCTCCTAGTAAGCGTGCAAAATATCAGCAGGGTTTTTGATACGAGCGATGACTTCATCATCGTTAAGTATTCTTACTTCCCCTCCATCAATTTTGAATCTAGAGCCGGAATATCTTCCGAAAATGACCCAATCTCTCTCGTTACACCATTTACCAAAAGGAAATTTTTCTTTGTCTCGATAACAAAGCGAACCCATCTTCAAGACCAATCCACAGACTGTTGTCATTTGAATTGTATCATGAGTTGTGTCAGCTAAAATTAATCCACCTTTAGTTTTTTTTGGCCCTGCATATGGCAACACCAAAAGCCTGTATCCTGTAGGATCTGGCAATCGCTCTAAAAGTGATTGATCAATTGATTGTTCGTCTAAGACCTTTGAGACTTCTTCTTCGTTCTTATAAGCTTTCTCAAGACTTTCCGTCTGTTTCGGTTTCTCCGTAGACTCCGTCATTATAGCTCCGTTTTTTTTAACAGTTCATTTATGTCCTGTTGCAAATCCTCAAGGGATTTGATTTGTCCACGATGATACATTAGTTGTTTATCATCGTCAACGTTATATATAAGCGAATCTTTTGTATTATCAACCCGCTTCTTAATAAGTTTTCTAATAGCATCTATAGTATCTATATCTGCCACTATTTCTTACCGTTTCTAAATATTTGCGTGCCCTTTATTCCAAATATGCTAGCCACAACCAAAATCCACAAGTTTGTGAACCAGGAAGGGAGTGATTGGAAATG